CATAAGCTGTGCGGAATTGGCGGTAACCGTCCGCGTCAACTATACCAAATAAGTCCCGTATAATCTGTTCCTGCCACGGCATTAAATGAAATGGCTTACCATGCCACTCGCCTGTAGTATGCCTTAGCATTTGAATAAAATTAACCGCAAAGTCGGCTCGCCGTTTATCGTAGTGAGAAGTCGGCAACATAAGCTTTGTCGGCGTATATTTATAATCACCCATCGGCGAACCTCCCCTCGTGGCAATAAAAAAGACCTACCAATTGGTAAGCCTTAAATCTATATATAAGAGGAACAGCCCCCTTAAGGGAGCGTCCTCGGTTGTTTTACAGTTAAGATAGTCGTCTTATAACGTCTTCGTTGAATACTGCACCGAGTGTAGACCCGTTGTCCCAATTCACAAAAACTGTAGCGGTATCGTCAACAAAACGCACCGTGCCTTTGTCCCCAGATTTTAATTTCGTGTAGGGGTCTGACATTGACACCAATTCAACCCTTGTACCTTGTGGATATTGGCTGCGTACCCGCTCGACCGTTTCTTTGTTCGGAAACATCATCGTTCACCTCCGTAGTTTTTTGAACCCAACTTGTAGGAACTGTTACCGTCCAAATTTTTCAGTAATATTTTTCGGATATTCTTAAATTCGTCCCCTATAACACCGAGGGAAAGAAGCCAGCACCGCATGGCGTACTTTGGGTTTTCTGTATCGCACTCCTTAGCGGTGACACGTTGTTTTTCCTTCGCAGTTTCGCAAATCTTTTGTATAAGGGTTGCGCAAGCGTTGACGGTGTTTCCGTCCGGTCTGCCATAGAACCAGGGGAATTTGAGCGTCTCGCCGGTCTGCTGAATTTGCAAATCCTCCACACCCAGTGCCATTTTCAGAAGCGGTGCCTTGGCATTCACCAGTTTGTTGAGGTTATCAAGCTTATCTGGCGTGAATCCTTGAAATGGGTACTCAATAACCAGAATATCTGCTTCCGGAACATCACTTGCCTGCATACCGTTTTCGCCTTGGTAGTCCTCACGGCGTGTGCGTCCCAGCCCCAGTTCCTCACGTTCGTCCAGCTGCAAGTCCTCGAAAAAGGGCACCTCATCCAACTGCCTCTGCATTGCTTTGGTAATAGGCGCGTTGGGGTTTGTGTACTGTCCGGGGTGGTGCTGGTCTATGTCGAGACAATCATCAAGAGCACCCATCCCACCAAGCCCGCTTTCGTAAGTGTCGGGTTCGTCATACTCCCGTTCCTCGGCGCTAAACCCCTTCTGGCACAAGGCGTCTTCCAAGTCAAGACTGTCCTTACCCGTAACCGTGCCATTTTTGTCAATGTGGTATTCACCCACCTCGTAGGCAAATGTAGGTGCTCCGAGATATTTTGTCGGCAAGTTTAGCTCCTGACTGATTGCGTCAACAAGCGACTTGCGTCCTGCACCCTTTAGATTATAAGTGATTTTCATGTTCTGTTCCCACCCTTTCTTCTTAATGGTAGGTACATATTAGCGTAATGTGTGAATATTATCCATACATACTTGAGAATAAATATACCAAATAGAAAGGTCGGTTATTGTGTAGATTTCACTTGCTCTATAATACCTCTCAATACATATACCACACATGGCAGCGCGACCCCATTTCCCCACATAGAATATTCTGCAGAATCGGAGTAAGGGTTTGTAAGCCATTTTACAATCTGCATTTTGGATTTGGGTTTAGAAGATGTTCCCATGATAACCCTATGGGTTTCAAATACGTCTTTCCAAAAAGTTATATCCTCATCTGTAGGGTTATCAGTTTCAAGGTTCTGACACCAAAAATCAGGGAACCCTTGTAGCCGACAGCATTCAAGGGGTGTTAGTCTACGCACGGAATATGTAGGCTCGACTACACCGTTCTGATATCCGGGATTTGTTCCATTAACAAGCGTATTTGAAATGTCATCCTCACGGTAGCATTGGCTTTCGGCTTTCATCTGAGGATAAAAAGATGCAACGGCTGAAGGACCCTGTGCATTTAGTGTGGATGTAACACCGTTGTCTGTTATACCGAGATTCCTTGCGAAGTTCTGTCCGCAGTTGAAGGTTTCACGGTCAATGGCATAAACGACTCCGTGTTTGTCGGTACAATTAAGGCAAAAAGATACATTTTCATTTATACCGCTGCCGTTCGGGCCGTTTTTATCTTTTCTGCCAATCATGGAACCCTGCAGACAGATACTACGACCCGTTGACATTCCGCAATTTTTACCAATGGAAGGCATAACCTTATCTTGCTTACTGTTATATGGGTCAAAACTAAATCCTTTTTTTGATTCAACAACCGCAATTCCGCCTTGATTGCACCCCGGGTTACCACCGTTTGCGTCAATTGTCCGACTTGTTTCAGCCTCATAAATTCCACTGCTGGGATTATCGGACTTCATTGAATTACTGCCATCAGAGCAAATCCCATATACTGTTGGTGTTTTCTTCACTACAAAAGGCTGATTATTACCACCCATACCGTATGTGGCGGAAACTGTCTGAGCCTTTTCAAGGGGGCCGATGTATCTTGTATCCTGTGAATGGTTTTCAAAAACACACTGTGTTCCTTTATAATCACTGCCGAGCAGAGTATGTGCAGTGTTTTCGGAAATCGGTAAACCTTGCTGCCGTTCGCCCATAACGGCAACGCAGGTCTGATTGTCTCCCATTTGTGCTCTTAATGTGGATGTTTTTTCAATCTCACATTTTTTACCCAGCCTTATTAATGCTCCCGGCTCGAGGCTGATTGTCGGACAAGTGCTTGTTTGAGCATAGGTGGTAATTCCTTCCCCCTGTTTTCCGCTCTGCGCAGTATCCCTAAGCAGGCCTTCTGACTCAAATAATATTTTCCCGGCACTTCCGCCTGCAAAATCTGCGACAAGGTAGATTCTACGGCGTCTTTGGGGGACTCCCCAAAATTGTGCATCGAGTGTTCGCCAGGCAACGGAAAAATCATCTCCCAGGCAGGAGCTGCCCCCTGTAATTTCTCCGGCGTGCAGCCATTTATCTTTTTCAGGCATAGGAACAGATAGGGTTTCGTCTTTGATTTTAACAATTTTTTCAAGGACACATCTAAAGTCTTCGCCTTTTGCGCTTGAATATGCGCCCGGCACATTTTCCCACACGATAAATCTTGGATACCTTCCATTCGTAGCACACCTCATTTCCTTTATAATCCTAATCGCCTCATGAAACAGATTAGATTTATCACCACCCAAACCATGCCGTTTCCCCGCCAAAGACAGGTCCTGACATGGCGAGCCGAAGGTAATAATATCAACCGGTTCAATTTTAGAACCATCAATTTTACATATATCACCGTAATGCTTCATATCTGGAAACCGTTTAGTTGTAACTCTTATAGGAAAAGGTTCTATTTCACTTGCCCATACCGGAGTGATACCATTTAAAACGGCCCCAAGCTGAAAACCGCCTGATCCATCAAAGAGTGAACCGAGCGTTGTTTTATTCTCCATTGCCGGGCACCTCCGAATACGGTATTCTTTCACCGTCCCTCTCAACAAAAACACCGTCGGCACTTCCGACGGTTTCTATATACCTTTTTACAATTACATCCACAAATTTTTCGTCCAACTCAATTAAGAAAGCCTCTCTTCCTAATTGTTCGCAGCAGATGAGCGTTGAACCGCTTCCTCCAAATGGGTCAAGCACCACACCGTTTGTCTGCGTGGAGTTTTGAATCGGAATTGCGAGTAATGGTATGGGTTTCATTGTCGGGTGCTTTTCCGAGCGTGATGGTTTGTCGCAATTCCATATCGTGGATTGTTTGCGGTCACCGTACCAGATATGCTTTCCTGTTTTCTTCCACCCATAAAGACAAGGTTCGTGACACCACTGATAATCGCTACGTCCAAGCGTAAATGTGTTTTTTACCCAAATGCAGCAACCTGATAGTTTAAAGCCTGCGTCGTCAAATGCTTTTCTAAATGTCAGCCCTTTGCTGTCTGCATGAAATACATAAGCCGCCCCATCAGATGCAAGGCACCCTAACATTTCCGAAAATGCACTAAAAAGAAATTTATAAAAGTTTTCATCCGTATCAAACTTATCATTTTTGATTTTACCAGCTACACCTTTATCATAATCGATTCCATATGGGGGATCGGTGAGAATTAAATTTGCCTGTTTTCCGCACATCAAAACCTCATAGGTTTCGGGTTTCGTGCTGTCACCACATATAACTTTGTGCCGACCGAGTGTCCACACATCTCCAAGTTTCGAGAATGCAGGCTTATCAAGTTCCGCATCAATGTCGAAGGTATCCTCAGCTGCATCATCCGCACCAGCAGCAAACAGTTTTTCTATCTCCTGGGCATCAAAGCCTGTAACTTCCAAATCAAAGCCGAGGTCTTTCAAGTCGGCAAATTCGAGAGCAAGCAATTCCTCGTCAAACGTTGAATTATCGGTTAATTTATTATCCGTAATAATAAATGCTTTCTTTTGTGCCTCACTTAGCCCTTCGACAATTACGCAGTTTATTTCTGTCAAGCCCTCAAGCCTAGCAGCTTCAATTCTGCCGTGACCGCATAATAGATTGTATTTTTCGTCAACTAAGCATGGTGATAACACACCAAATTCACGAAAGCTTGCTCTTATTTGAGAAATTTGCTCTTTGCTATGTTTGCGTGAATTCCTCACATACGGGATTATATTTTGGATTGATACCATTTCATACCGTTTAGCAATATTCATATTCATCCTCCAACAACAGTTCGATTTTTTTATTTGTCCGTGCAAATTCACCATGATATTAAACAGCCGCCCTGTCATAGGCGGCTGCTGCATCAATTACTTTGTCGAATGACACTAATCAGAAACCTCTGTTAAGTAGTAACGACAAAAATTCATTCTTTTCTTCATTTTGGCTACCGCCATAACGGTTGATGGTTTGCATAATCAGGTTGAAGTCGTCTCGCATTGCTTTGTAATAGCCTTGCCCTGCAATGACATAAGGCGAGAGCTTTAAGTCTTTTGTCATCCTGCCGATTTTACGGTTCATGCATTCGCAGGCAAGAAACCCCTGTCTATTGAGCACATAGTCGGTTATGGTCTGCGGTGCGACAAAGCCGTCGCAGCCGCGAATGGCAATGTAATCCTCAATCTCAGCACGCAAAATATCAGCCGACGGCACCTCTTTTTCACACTCTTTCATAGCCATTCCGAAATACTCTGACATAATATTTTTATACACAGCTTTTTTAATTGGCGGTTTTGTAACAACAGACGGGGTTTTTCCCTCAAGTTTCTGCTCTTTTTGATTTTTTCGTGGCCTTCCAGCCCCCGGACGAAACCCTCCACTAGGCATAAACACTGGCTCCTTTGATTTTTAAGCATTTTTTTGATTTTTGATTATTGAAAAATTCACACGAAGGGTCGCGCCCGGTCTCCTTCCTTATTTTTACAGAAATCGCATACCCCCTTATCCCCAACGGTCACCTTCACGTGCAGTAATTCTGCTGTGGCAGGACTTGCAAAGACTCATAAGGTTATCATCATCATGCGTTCCACCCTTAGACAGCGGTAGGATATGGTGCACTTCCTCTGCGGAGGATAGTCTATTCTTTTTGTAACATTCCTCGCACAAAGGATGTGCTGCGATATATCTGTCACGGATTTGTTTCCATACTCTGCCGTAACGTTTTCGGTGTATAGGGTCACGCTTATATTTATCGTACTGCCTGTCGGTTAGCTTTTTATGTTCCTCGCAGTATCTGCTATCTGTCAGCAGTGGACACCCTGGGTGAGAACACGGGTGCTTTGGTTTGTACGGCATTTGCTTCACCTCACTATTTGAGTATGTAAAAAGGACACTCCAAGCCGGAGTGTCCTTTGATGTTATTTTGCTATTCTAATATTATCACAACCCGTTACTGTATTTCCACTACTTTTACTGCCAACTTTATAGAATCCAAAGCCCGGCGATGCATTTTGAAGATGCTGTTGATATTGTAGCGCATGTCATTAGCAATCTCGTTCCACGGCTTAAAGCATAGGTAGCGGAGCTCAAGTAAAGTGCGATACTCAGAGTTTTGCACCCGCTTGATAGTTTCAACAATATCTCGTTTGAGGTCGATAAGGGTTTTGATGTCGGCATTAATTTCGTTTTCAAAGTCAAGTATCTTTGTTATTATATCCTCCATGCTGTGGACATTACGGCTTCCGTTCGATGGAAGATCAGAAAGGGTGGATGTCGCTTTCATTGCCAATTCCCTAAGCCCACGAACCTGCTCAAGTTTTGCATTTATCATCCTATCAACCCTCCAAGCCTGTGAAAGAAAATCCTTTACATTCATCGCGCATCGCTCCTTTCACCTAAATCGCACCCCGACCATGAAATTCGAGATAGCATATCACCATTTATGGTTACATTCAGCAAGGATTTATAGAATTCGCTTTTGACATTACCACACTCATATGCAGTCCAGCCGCGTTCACTTGCTGATTTATCGGGACGTGCAAAGCGGCAGGATATGCATCTTATATGTTTATTTTCTCTATTGTTCATAAGTAACTCCTTTCAAGCTAGCTTTCACAGCCTCAATAAGTGCGGATTGTGTTTTTTCTTTTTTTCGCAAGGCACCCATAATGATTTCATCAATAGTGCCTTTCGTTATAATGTGATGAATAACAACCGTTTCATTTTGCCCTTGTCGCCAAAGACGGGCGCTGGTCTGCTGATATAATTCCAATGACCACGTCAGCCCAAACCATATAAGTGTTGAACCGCCGGTTTGAAGATTCAGTCCATGGCCTGCTGAAGCAGGGTGGATAATCGCAACAGGGATTTCGCCATTATTCCAACGCTTTATAGAATCAGAGGAGTTAAGACTTTCCACATCATATCGTTTTTGTATTCGTTCTAAATCATGCTTGTACCAATAAGCTATTAATACTGGTCTGCCATTAGCACTCTCGATTAAATCCTCCAGTGCATCAAGCTTGCGGTCATGAATGTCAAAAACTTTTTTTGCCTCGCCATAAACAGCACCGTTTGCCATTTGACATAGTTTATTAGACAAAGCTGCGGCATTTACTGCATCTATTTCCTCGCCCTTTAGTGTTAAAACTAAGTCCTGCTTTAAACTGTCATACTTTTTTCGCTCTTTTTCGGAAAGTGCTACAACAACCTCGTTTATAACGCATTCTGGCATTTTAAGATAGTCGGTGCTTTTCATGCTGATAGTTATATCTGATATAAGGCTGTAAATAGACTCTTCAGCTCCCGGCTTTGGTTTATAGCTAAATATAATCTGCTGATTACGCTTATCCGGAATAAAGAAGGTATCTCTGTAATTCCCTACAAACCTACCCAGACGTTTGCCCGTATCCAGAAGTCGGAATTGTGCCCATAAATCCATAAGACCGTTACTTGACGGTGTACCTGTCAGACCAACAATTCTTTTCACAAGAGGTCTTACCTTCATAAGGCTCTTGAACCTTTTTGCCTGATGTGATTTAAACGATGACAGCTCATCTATAACCACCATATCGTAGTCGAAGGGTATACCGCTTTTTGCAACAAGCCAATCAACATTTTCTCTGTTAATGATATGAATATTAACCTTTTGCATTAACGCAGCCTTGCGTTGTGCTTCACTGCCGACAGCCACAGAATATGTAAGCCCTTTTAGATGGTCCCACTTTTCTATTTCTGCAGGCCAAGTATCCCTGGCGACTCTCAGTGGTGCAATAACAAGAACTTTAGAAATTTCAAACCTTTCAAGGCAAAGGTCATAAAGGGCGGTAAGGGTTATAACACTTTTTCCTAAGCCCATATCAAGCAGTACAGCTGATACAGGGTGCTCTAATATGAAATTTGTTGCATATGTTTGATATTCATGAGGTTTGTATTTCATCAAGAACCCCTCCAATCTGCTCTGAGCCGTCAATACAGTAAACCAAAAAACCTAACCTCTCCAGTTGCCTTTTTCGTCTTACCTGCAAAGGTCGCATAATCTTGCCGGGGGCTTTCAGTTCAACAAATGCAATCTTACCGTTTGGTATAAGTACAAGGCGGTCGGGCATTCCATCAAACCCAGGGCTTACAAACTTCGGCGCAATGCCTCCCATATTTTTAACTGATGATACAAGTTTTTGCTCTATATTTTTTTCTGTCATTCCAATACCTCCGATTCTATAAGGTCAAAGATATAGTGTTGTGCTGTTAAGAAACTGTACATTCGTCGATTGTTTTTCCAATGGTACTGCTCCCCGTTGATGTTTATTTTATAAAAATCACGACCATTGAAACTGTCTTTTTCGATTACGATGGGTTTTCGTTTATAACACATCTCCCAACGACTATTATTTTTGGCAATCCATTGTTTTTTAAGATAGTGCGACTTCCTTTGACTACGCCGTTTCGCCTTTGTATCACGCTCTTTAGCAGCAAGAATGTTACCCTCCATAATACCGGCGCAAATGCAGCCAACCATAATTTTCTCCGCATAGTCATTGTGTTGCATCACATGGATATACCGAACCGCAGGATATCCGCAAAGCTGACATTTATACTCAGCCTCTTCAAAATCAATTACTTCTTCACAAACCCAACCTTCAAGAGGCGCTCCAATTTTTTGAAGCATTTTATGACATCTATATATATAATTTGATGATATCTCGTTTTCCATTTTTACCTCCCATCTGACACAACTTAAAAAAGTTGTGTCAGTATAAAACGCCCATTCTATGCGGTTTTAGCAAGGAACAACTGCACAAGTGAACAACTTTTTCCCTATATTTACTACGCGCGGTATGGAACAATATCCTATACCCTTATATAAAAAACCCTTTTTGTATATAAGGGAGATTAGTTGTTCACTTGTTGCCAAACAGCCTATAAAGTCGCATACAGCAAGGGTTTTAATCATTGGAACAAGTTCGACGATAAAGTCGCTGCCTACCATATAGGCCTAACCGTTTCATTTCTTTTGTCCTTTGCCATCCATCAACTTTTGTCATCAAAGCCGCTAACGCGTAACTATCTGCAGGTTTCAACTCGGCGATATTTCGCCCAAAGCATTCACTCCATATTTCAGCGTTGCTGACAGTCTCACGAATCTCTGTGCCTTTAGGGTGTGTCGGATCGTCGGTGTTGCGAATGTAATCACGGCGAGCGTATATGTCCATATCGCCCCAATTTTCCGGTAAGAGCCTCTCGAGATACTCTTCAACCATTCCTTGGCGCTCGTCAACCTCCATTGCCTCGCGCTGTGCTTCCTCTGAGTCTTTTATTAGTTCGCCCTCAAGGTAAAGTTTTTCACCGCTTTCCCATATAACCTTAGCCTCAGCCCATATCTGATTACGTTCATCCTTTGTGAAATGCCACCTTTTGACTTGCTCCTCCTGGTGTACCTTAACAATCCAAAAGCGGCGGTTGCCCGTAATATCACGCAGATATCCGCGCTCGCCGTTGACGGAACCTATAATAATACATTGGCGTGGATGACTCTCCACTGTTTTTCCGTAGCTTGGGCGGTATTTATCATCCGAGGTAGAAAGAAACGCCTTGACTTTCTCAATGTCAGCCTTTTTCATTCCGGCAAATTCGGGTATTTCAACCACCCAAAAACCCTGCAACTTTTCGGCACCAGACTTATCGTCCATATCGGTAAGAGAAAGTGTTTCGCTATAATATTCATCACCGACAAGGTCTTTAAATAATGTGCTTTTGCCAATGCCCTGAACACCGTCAAACACTAAAACACTATCAAATTTTGTGCCGGGTTTATATATTCTTGCAACAGCTGCAGCAAAGGTTTTTCTGGTAACAGCCCGTACATATGGTGTGTCGTCTGCTTGCAAACAGCGAACCAGCAGTGTTTCCACCCTTGATACACCATCCCATGCCGGTAAACTGTTCAGATAATCGCGTATTGGGTGGAAACGCCTATCATCAGCGACCTTGGTAAAACTGACATGGTGATTGCGATCGGAAAAGCTGACATAACGGATATCGATTAATGCTTTTATTTGAGCCGTATCCGCATCTCTCCAGTATTTATTGTCAATAGGCCTACTCCACGGAACATCTCCCGTAATCTGAATTCGGTTTGCCATTTCGTTATATGCAAAATTCGCAAAATCGGGGTCGTTGTTAAGAATCAGCATTTCGTTCCATACGCTGTTTTGCAGTACAGTACTACGAGTCATATATTTCAATTTTTTTCGCCAGTCATCGGCAAAATCTTCTTTAATGCTCTCCGCCTTTTCTTTCGCAATTTGTAGTTTTACTTCATCGATAGACAATGCAAATTCAAGCATACACTTCATAGACTTCTTCTCATCGTCACCGAACTTATGAACCCTTACAAGGTCAAAACTATTGAGCAGTTTACCGCAAGCGGGGTCGGTGGCATGGTGGCTGTATGCAAACTTATCGTCATAAATTACAACGCCGGCACTGCTATCGGCGGGGATGTAATCGTATCTGCCACTCATGACGGAGGGAGCGTATACATCGGACAAAAATGTTTCAATAACATCTTCAATGCTGTAAGCACGGCAGAACGAACCGACCACACCATCCTTTGCAAGGGGGTCCTGCTGCTCTTTAACATTTCGCATTATAATTTCAGATTGACGGCTTGATACAGGCCAGGTTGATACATCACGCCAGTCGTTGAAATTATAA